AATATTCCGAAATGGAGAAATGTTTTGTACATTTAGAGGTCCTGAAGCTACTCTTAGGGCTACCCACGCTCTATTAAATCTACGACACCATCCTTTGAATCTTGATAGTATAGGATTTGATACAAAAATGATCGGAAGACATGTAAAATATGCTGGAGTACCAGCTACTATAACAGAATATAAGAAACGTCAAGCGTCAATTGTTTTGACCCCTGATGAAGGATTTACATTTAAGGACATATATAATGACATTGACTATATACAAGATCTCATGATAGTTAGTTTATATGAGGCTAGTCCAATTCAATGGTACGTGTAATGGAATCATCAATATTATTAGAACAAATGTGCAAGTCATTGATAATCTCCTGGTCCAATGCACCTATTTTGCCTGAAGGTGTTGGAGAAGACTTAGACATAATAGTTAACTTTTTAAAGGATCATACTAATTATTCAGAGGCATTTATTAGTTGCTGTAGGCTTATAGAACAGTTAGGTCTTTTAACACAGCTTTTAGCAGCTAGCCTCTACCAAGATATTCCAACAATAGATTAAAAGGAGAATTAAAAATGAAAAAGAAATTAAAACAAAGTATTAATGCAGACCCTTTTCTAACCGCTGGTGGAGATATAATATTTATAGGACTAGATGTTTCTCAAGGTGTAGATCAGTCAGCGCTTAGTATTTGTATTGGCCAGTCTATAGAGGGCTCTAAATCTGTAGAGATTGTTGATGTTATCACTGGAGTAGAGGTTGATACTTGTATGGAGTTTTTAAAGTCCTGTGGATATGATAGGATTAATCACATTATACCAAATGTTGTTTTGCAAAGAATTTGGATATCGAGCAAAGAATATGTTTTTGAGCATGCTGGATTAAGTTTTAAAGACATAATTTGTAAGTACCGACTTGTTAATTTAGCAATTGAAGAGACATTACATGCAAGAAAAGCTTCTGGACGGAGCCCTGTAGAGACCCTACTTAAGGAAGACTTTGAACAGTTTTCAATCTTTGGCTTGTTCTCCGGATCAGATATTCTTTCCGGGTTTACATTCAGTGTTATAGGACATCATAATAATGGATACCAGTATTCGATTGTTCCAGCATATTATCTTGTCGGACCAGCAGCATTGATAGTTGAGGATATTTGCAGTCATGGAGAAATATCTCTTGGAAAGATTTCTGTTTATGATATCTTTAGAATTTGTTCAGTAAATCCAGGAAGTGCTGTAGAAGTATATTTAAAAAGTCATCCTGAAAGCCTTGGTGCTTTTAATACTCAAGAAGTTCAGTCTCAGTTACGAGATATCTTTGGTAGAATTTTACTAGCAGTCGATACATATAAATTGTTAGCTCATGAGGAGAATAAAAATGAAAAAGAATGAAGAGTATTTTGTTTGTAAGTCGGAAGGTATATACTTTGGGGATAAGTACGAGTTAGGTTGGAAGATATCTTTTGAGGAGTTTAGAAAGATTATTCTTAAGGGAGCAAAATCTTTTGACGTTTGTATTTGTGGTGATATTATAGGTGAGCGCGATATTAAATTGTTTTGGGAAGATATACAAAGAGCTTCTGAGAATAAAAACTCTGGGTTTTATTATTTTGCCCGTATGCTTACAGATGCTTTTTCTCTGCATAATGCATTACCTAGTGTAATTGACAGGGTGTTACCTACTTCCGGTGATAAAATAGAGAGTTCATATCATACGTTTGAAAGCGGAGCAGTTAGAGATATTCAAGAAGGAAAGGGTCGAATGGACTTAGTTCCATTGGATGTTGTGTGTGATTTGTTTTCTAAATGTCCAGCCGATGATTTTGTTATGTCTTCCAACTATAGGGAACTTGCGCATATTGAAAACTTTAAAAACACCCAGGACACTTCATACCTGTATTTAGCTCTTATAAACTTTTGTCGGGGGTTGTATATAAGTCCGGTAACAATGGTGATTGAGGTATCAAAGCATTTCGAAGACAGTCTTAAGAAGTATAAAGAAAATAATTGGAAACTTGGTATTCCTGTGAACAGTTTTATTAACAGTGCTTCTAGGCATTATTTAAAGTGGCTTCATGGAGATACCGATGAGAAACACGATTTGGCTTTTGTATGGAATTTGATGTGTTGTATATCTACTGTAAATTCAGAGTCAATGAAAACCCTTCTTAATAATATGGCTTTAGCGGATAGTAAAGAACTTAAAATATATGAAAAGGGGTGGAACTAATGCTAATGACCAAAATATACTTAGCGACAGTATTAATATGCTTTCTCGGTATTTTCCTAGTTAGCAGAGCATTCGGTAAAAGTTATAGAAAGACCGGATATAAATCTATTGTTGGAAAGAAGACTGTTGGAAAAAGAATATCAGCATATACTAAACTAATTATTATTGTAATCACTCCGGTTTTTAATGTTATATTTATGCTTATGATTTTAGTTTTGGCTGAAGAATTTTATGACAACATACGAGACAGTTCATATGTTAAAGAGGACTTACCAAAGGAAACTAACAATTGCTCTACAATAAATCTAGGGCCTTCTGAAATTTATGATTATGAGAGATGGTAAATATTATGAAGAAAAGATTGCTTGATGTAGATACTCTTATTGCTAGAATTAGAGAAGTGGGAATACTTGGTGAGGGTTTTGATGCCTCCGAAAGAGAAAATAATGTTATTGAAATGATTGAAGGATTGGTAGAAGGGTCTACAATAGGTCACGAAAAAGTAATTCCTCAATATGTGGATTTGACCTATTCTCATTATCAGGATAGAAATTCAGAAGGGCCTAGAAAGAAATTTGATTTATTTGACGTTGTATATGTATGTGATATGGGGCCTAGTAAAGCACTAGAGGTTATTGACTTCTTGACATACTTAGACGGTGGAAAAGAAATTGAAGTTGCTCAAGTTAGAAGCCTTGACACTAAAAAAGTTTATGAATATAAAATAGAGGATTTATATACTTCTCCTAGACTTTTCCCAGAGAGTATAGTTATGGTAGGCTCGAATCATTATAAAGACGTTATGGAGGGAACCTGGTAAATGGATGATATAAATTATCTTTTAAGTAATAACTATGATTATTGTAAGGCTTGTAAGAAGTATTATAAAAAAGATCCTAATAATATAATAGAGGAACAAGAAACTCGCTATGAGTGTACTTTTTGTGATAATAGGGAATCTACGCATGAAAATCGCCATTACATTGTAACCTATAACACTTGTCCTTTGTGTAAGAACCGAGTAGAGCTTAAAAAGGAACGGTGTATATTAAAAACTGTATTTGTACGAAAATCTGATATCGAATAGGGGGATTTATGCAAAAGAGAGCAGCACGTTTTGATGAGAGTGAGAACGAACGCTCTCCATATGAGGACCTTTGTAATTCAATTATTGTCCAGGCATCTGAGGATTATACTCGGTGTCTGGTAAAGCTTATGACCAAGAAAGAAGATACTGATTATATAATACATCAATATCATTCTGACAAGAGAAATATAGAAAAGTTTTTCAGAAGTGAGTTTTATAAGACATTGACTAATGTTGATGGGGAGTATTTGATATCTGAGTTACAGAGAAGGTGCTCATACAAAAAGGAGGAAGAATATGCAATTTAAAGATCTAAAAATTAAACATACTTTTAGAGGCGAAGTGGAATCATTGATGCATGCATTATTTGTTGAGGGCCAAGTATATGTTTATGATGCACGAACCCAAACTAGGGGAGAATTATCTTGTAGATTGTCTATGGTTGATATTATGGAGTTCACCATAGATGGAAAGCCTGTTGGAGTTCTTGATATTGACCACCCTTTATTGTTTGGGGATCCTGTAACGGAATCTATTTTCAAGTTAGGCCCTACAAGCGTGTTAGGAATTGATCCTACATTGTTGGCTATGTATATAGAACCAAGCAAGTAAAAGGAGGGTTAAAGATGAAAAAGAAATTTAATAATTCAGGAATTACAGGACTAGAGACGTTGTTGGTTATATGTTTTATTGTGTTGAAGCTACTTCACGTTATTAATTGGTCATGGCTCATTATCTTGTGCCCAATATGGATACTTTTAGGTGTTGTGTTAGGATGTAATGTAGAGATAGCTATTAAAAAGTATAAGCATCCTTATGCCATGCGTAGAAAAGAGTTTAAAGTTTTTAATAAGGTTGCTCGTAACTGGGGCCTTGACATTGATGGCGATACAATTTCTGTAAGACTTGCGTCATCGCTTGAGAATTATAAATATAAAAAAATTATACTGCGAGCTGCTAAAAGAGTTGACCGAACTGGTAACGCTGATAGTTTTTACATTAATTTAAGAACTAAGCATATACAATAAAAGGAGGATTTACTATGAACTTTAATGAATTAAAAATAAAACCAAATTGCAGAACTAAGGTTATTGAACTTCTAAATGCTATCTTTGAGGAGCCGGTCTATTTGGAAAGTACTAAAAGAGGACATTATTGTTCTTTTAAGCAAGAATTACAGTGTAGTGTATCAAATAGTGTACATAATGAAGGCTTTGTTACATTTAGAGTTAATGGCAATGTGGTTGAACTTATTGATATCGGAGAAGAAATACTTTTTAAAGATCTTATTCTTAACGTAACGTTTAGGCCGTTAGGGAACAGATGTCTAGGCTTGAGATTTCACCAATTGTTAGACTTTGTTGATGTTAAAATATACAGCATTGATGATACATCAAGTTGGAATGAATATCTTAAAGATGTTTCTAAGGCAGAAGTAACCTGGAGTCATGATGAAGAGCGAGCAATATGCCCAGATATGGATAATCAAGAGCATGATGCTAAAAGTGAAATATATGAATTATGTAGAAAGGGTGTTCTATTAACTGTTGTTGGGTGCTGTTGGAAAGGATATATTCCAGACGAGTTGCCGGGCAGTGCTCATACTACTCCTCTTGGGGATTTTGGTACGGCGTATTTATTGAGATGTGGTGAGGATATGGAAGGCAAGGTATCTTTCTATTTAGATGAGAAAATGAAAAGAACAAAGTTTTGTGAGTTAACTGAAAACGGCATGGTAGAATGTTCTATTGGAAGTATCACGACTAAGTTCAAAATAAAAGATGACTCTACAAGAGAAAAGCTTTTAACATTGCTTGAGTTATTAAAAGTTGAAATGGTTGATGATAATCGTATGCTTTTTGCTAGAGACAAGAGGTTATCTGGGCATATGGTAAAGGTTATAGAATCCTCAAATGGTAAGACCTTTCCTGGAGGTATCGGGGCAGTATACTGTTTATGGCTTGATGACACTGGCGAACAGTTGTGGTTAATGAAAAAGGGGATTCCTCTCGTTAAATGTCGAGGAAAATTAACCGTTAAATATGCTAATGGGACTCCATACTATACAAATTATTACATTGAACATGTTGATATTAAAGAACACGAAACTTATTACTTTAAGCTTATCTAGTCAAAAGGAGAAAAGAAAGATGAAAAATATATACATTGATATGGTTAATAACCTGGCTAAGACTTTGGATTCGGTTGTATTAAAAGATTTCACAAAAAATAACAGAATAAGTGTGAGTATTAATAAGGTAACTTGGTCAGTTCTTACACCAGTATATGGACATGGTGATACTTTAGAGGAGGCGTGTGAAGATTACATCAACATTCTGTTAGCGGTTGATAATATAATATATGATACGACTAAAAAGATATCTAAAGAAAATATTTTAGGTTCAAAGAAAAATGCATTTACAGTAAATGAACGTTTTAGAACCAAAGCTCTTGATAGGCTTAAATATCTTCTAGATAATAATCATTGTCAGGTTTTACGTATTGTAAGCTCCGTTGATTTTCCTTTACCTACAGGGAGAATGTTTGATTTGCACTGTGACGCTAAGGGTAAGCTTTTTATTAGATCTCATGATGAGACGTGTCAAGATGTTTTGTATTTGTACGTTAACGAGGACGGACTTACTGACGGTATTATAGTGGATGATTATATCTTTCATTGTCCAGAATTTGAAAAGGCAATAAGAGACTGTATTAGGATTATTGATAATCGTCCTATTACTAAATCTAATAAAGTATACTACAAACTTCTTGAAAATTATTTATGTGAGTGCGAGGTTAAGATCCAGCATATTAAAACTGAAAGAGATCTTGCACATTCTGGAGATAGTTATTCTGTTGATGGAGCTGTTTGCAATTTACATTGCACTGATGAAGGACAGTTGTTTAAGATTAATATTCGCGGCGAAAAACAGCTATTATCCTTGGACAGTAATAGCATGACACTATATCGATATTGGGCATTTGGCGGAGTACGCTCTATATTCAAATTCTGTGAGGATTGTGATAGAGAATACGTACAAGAATTTTTTGAAAATGGAGGAGTTTAAAAGATGAAAAAGACAAATATTGAAGTTGTTGAAAAAATTGCTAAAGATTTAGATACAAATATTAATAAAGGTATTGCCTTAGATCATAGAGTACATGTTAGTCTTATTAAAGTTAATGATGAAAAGTCAAAAGGAATGCAGTCCGGTATATGTGGATATGGAAATACTTACGAGGAGGCTTGTAATGATTATTTGAAATTGCTGTGTGCTGCTAAGAATCCAGTGTTTGGGCATGGTCTTAGAATTAATACCGATGGTCTTATGCCGGATATATCTTTTAAAAAAGTAGCGTTAACAATGAAAGATATTATTGATGACACAGCTCCTCTTACAGATAAAGAACAAGCTATTAATGAACTTAAAGACCTTTTAGAAATTGGTGTGGACATTAAGTATGTTGGTAATAGAGTTGATGGAAGATTCTTTAATTCTTCTCACAAAGTTAACATTACACGTCGCTTAGAATGCACTAAAGATGGACGGATATATACTATAATTGGCTCTTCTCCAAATAGACCTGTCCGCAAAATATTTTTAGAACTAGCAATTAATGGAGTATTGCAGGGGCCTGGTATTGGAAATAATGGATTGGAATTTATAATACCTGAATTTGAATTCTGCGATTCTGATGACTGTCTGCGTATACGAGGTTTATTGGATAGAATTAAAGACGAGCATGCAAAGGTTCTTCTGGACGAACTTAAAGATTATTTAAAAAGAAAGATTCTGGTTACATACACTGGTTCTGATGAGGATTTTATATGCGGTAAAGAATATCCTCTGTTCTGGGATGAGAAAGCAGGGTTATATATTGAAGAGGGCTTTATCTTTGGTCATATTAAAATGTCTAATGACGAGGGAGATGGAGATATTGTATTTATTAATCCATCAGAGGAGAATCATCTCCGCAGGCTTCTTGGTTTAAAGGAACTCTCTGAACCATGTGCTGACATTAAAATTAAGTATTCTGGGTGTTGTATCGGAGGCGTTAAAATTTCTGAGAGTGCTTCTGCTAAGGAATATTTTTTACACTGGACTGATGATGGGGCTTTATTTATATATCCTGAAAACAATGACACGCCTATGAAATTAAAGTTGGATGGTTATGGAGGATTGTGTTCTCTTAATAAGGATTTCTATGTGGAATTCAAATTCTGTAATTCTAGCGATGAGGCTAAGGTGTTTAAAATTCTAAAGGATAACTATAATAAAGCAAAGATGTCTAAGATTAAATATAGAGAGACTTCGGTGTGTATGATTCCTTGCTGGCCAATATATTCTCCGTTATATAATGTTCCAATTAGAGTGTATACTAGGACCGGAGATTTTGTAAACTTCTATTACAAGAATCCAGTGTTTGGTGATATGACTTGTCTTACTACATCAATTTCTGACATTAGAGACCAAGAATGGGTTAATCTAAATGGTATTACTTATATATGTAAACTTGAGATAAAGGGGTTTAGAAATGGGTTATGTAATTCGTGAGCATCGTATATGTACTCTAGAAATGCTTTTACATTTAGGATTTAGGTCGTCGATGTTTAGCACTGTTAACACACGTTTTGAAATACTATCTGTGGGCATACGTGATGATAATGTTATTATGTGGACAAAAGAAACTGGAGATTACTTCAACGATCCTAATTTAAAATTTATAGGAACTGTGGTTAGTGATGGTAAAGCATTTCATGTATTTCAAGGGCGAACCCATTAGATATTTTGTGATAATTCTTGGCCCACTTTTTTGAGTTTGGCCCACTTTTGTTTTGATTTTTGAATAATATTACGTTCAGAAATCTTGGAAAAATACGTTTTGGCCCACTTTTATAGGCGTTTGGCCCACTTTTGTCAAAATAACTGGGCCAGAAATTGGGGTGAATTCGGGTTAAAATCGCTGTTTTTAGGCCTTTTTGGGGTGTTTTAGAGCCTTTTTGGCTAATATTTGGTAAAAATCATAGTTTTGGCCCACTTTCCCACTTTTATTTACTACCTTTATATATAATTTAGAAAGATATATATAAGAGTTTAGAAAAGTGTGTGGGTAACTGGGCCACAGAATAAAGGAGATTAGTATGAAATCTATTTATAAATATGTTATAGGACCTAGCAATGGCAATCTATCAATACCTCTTCCAGAAGGAAAGACCTTTAAAGAATGCATTGTTAGTGCTAAAGAGATAGATAGTAGATATAGGCATTTAGAAGAATGCGGAGACGTGTGGATATGGGTAATTATAGACGATACTCAAAAAGAACAAAACATTCAAATAGTGTCTCATTTTACAGGAGATAAAATATGTAGTCCTATAGAAGATCTCATTCCAATTTATACTAAGGTTATTGAGTACGGATTTACCTGGCATGAACTTCTTGTTATACATTACTTTCAACTTCTTAATCCGGAAGGGTGTGAACAATAATGGGCATAGCAGAATTTTTATGTATACTTCTTGTGTTAGCGAGTTTGTATACACACAGTTGGATATTGTTAATAGTGGCTGGAGTATTAGCTATAGCAGTAGAAATAAAAAGTTATCTAGATGATCAATACTAGTTTTAAAAGAGGGCAGGGAAAACAATCTCTGTTCTTTTTAGAATTATTTGACCAAAAACGGGCACGCGAAATTTACAGAGTCTTTTATGAGAGGAAAAGTGATTTTTACAAACTCTCATATGTTTTGAAATAATAAAAAAGGAGAATTAGAGTATGCTAGAAAATGCGTATAAGCAACGATTAATACAGACACTATATTTTTTGTATCCAACAAGTATTATTACTCATATGGATCCATGCGAAATTCAAGGCATACCTGATATTCTTATTTTGTATAATAATCGTTGGGCAACACTTGAGGGCAAGAAGAGTTCTGAAGAATCGTTTAGGCCGAACCAATTGTACTATATAGACTTAATGAATAAAATGTCATTTAGCCGAGCAATATATCCAGAGAACGAAAAAGAAGTTTTAAATGATTTGCATAACTTTTTCATAAAGGAGGACTCTAATGATATTCAACAAGCATTATGAATTAAAAAATCGTCATGCAATACTTAGTCCTAGTTCTCCAGCATGGTTAAGGTATGACTCAGAAAAGTTATTAAATTTTAGATTGAATCTAGAAGCAAAACGATTGGGTACACGACTTCATGAATGGGCTTGTGAAACAATAAAGTTAGGTATAGAACAATCCGGCACTGATGCACTAAGTTTATATATCAATGACGCTATCAAATATCACATGACTCCAGAACAACCTTTGCATTATTCAGACGATTGTTTTGGAACAGCAGATACAATAAGCTTTGAAGATTCTATACTTAGAGTATCAGATTATAAGTCTGGAACTGTAAAGATGTATGAACCTAAACAAAAAGACTTTGAACAATTGCTAGTATATGCAGCATTGTTTTGTTTAGAGTATAGAATAAAACCAAATAAAATATCCACAGAATTACGGGTTTATCAGGCAGAAGGAATAATAGAGTATACTCCTGAACCAGAAGAAATAATTCTTATAATGAACGTAATAGAAAACCATGCAGTAGTCCTATCTAAAATTAACAAAGGAGGATTTCTAAATGATGGATCATCAAGATGACGAAGAATATCTAGTCCATTACGGAGTAAAGAGAAGATCCGGAAGATACAAGTGGGGATCAGGAGACAACTCCTATCAACGTGGAGGAGATTTACTTAGTCGAGTAGACGAGTTAAAAAGTCAAGGACATTCAGAAAAAGAAATAGCAGACTCAATAGGAATATCTACTGGTATGCTAAGAACTCAAATTTCACTAGCCGGAGAAGAGCGACGTGGTGTACTAACTAGTCAAGCAAAAGCTTTAAGAGCAAGTGGAATGTCATTGGATGCAGTTGCCAAAGAAATGGGATATGCAAATGATTCTTCAGTAAGATCTCTATTAAATGAAAACACTGCTGAAAGAATGGCTTTAGCCAAGAATACTGCGTCCTTTATTAAAGAACGTGTAGATGAAAAAGGAATCGTAGACGTAGGAAAAGGTGTTGAAAAAGAATTAAATATATCATCAACAAAGCTTGACCAAGCATTGTATCTTTTACAAATGGAAGGATATGAAGTATATGGTGGAGGAGTTAAACAAATTAATGCTCACGGAAAACAAACAAATCTTAGAGTAGCTTGTCGACCAGGAACAGAGCATAAAGAAATGTTTGAATTAAAGAACATTGCATCTTTAAAAGATTATATATCTCATGACGGAGGAGAATCCTTTGATGTAATAAAGTATCCAGCATCTATGGATTCAAAGAGATTAGCCATTAGATATAGAGAAAAAGGTGGAATAGACAAGGATGGTGTCGTTGAATTAAGAAGAGGAACAAAGGATTTAGATCTAGGAAATTCTCACTATGCACAAGTACGAATACTAGTAGATAAAGACAAGTATATAAAAGGTATGGCTGTATATTCAGATAAGATGCCTGATGGTGTAGATGCAATATTTAACACAAACAAACCTGTTGGTACGCCAGTAGCAAAAGTATTAAAACCAATTCATCTAGAAGATCCTAACAATCCATTTGGTTCAGCAATAAAGAAAAATGGACAAAGTTATTACATTGATTCTGATGGAAAAAAAAAGCTTTCATTAATTAATAAGAGAGCTGAAGAAGGAGATTGGGCAGAGTGGAGAGATAAGTTACCATCTCAATTCCTAGCAAAACAGAATAAGTCATTAATTAAAAGTCAGTTAGCACAGGCTGTTGAAAGAAGACAAGCTCAATATGAAGATATTATGAGTATAACTAATCCAACAGTACGTAAGAAATTACTAGAAGATTTTGCAAAATCCTGTGATAAAGATGCTGTAAATTTAAAAGGCGCTGCATTACCAGGACAAAAGTATCATGTAATACTTCCGATTAACTCTTTGAAAGATAATGAGGTATACGCTCCTAATTATAATACTGGAGAAAAGTTAGCCTTAATAAGATTCCCTCATGGTGGAACCTTTGAAATACCAATATTAACAGTTAACAACAAGAACAAAGAGGCTGTTAAAACTATTACTCCAGGAGCTAAAGATGCTATAGGAATAACTAAGAAAACAGCAGAAGTTCTTTCAGGAGCAGACTTTGATGGAGATGCAGTACTTACAATACCACTAAGAGGTAAAGTAAGCATTATGTCTAAACCACCATTAAAAGAGTTAGAAAACTTTGATCCTCAAATGGAATATCCTAATAAATCAGGAATGAAAAAGATGACCAATACTGAATTAGAAATGGGTAACATCTCAAATCTAATCACCGACATGACATTAAAAGGTGCAAGTCAGTCTGAACTAGCTCGAGCAGTAAAGCATTCAATGGTAGTAATAGATGCAGAAAAGCATAGCTTAAATTATAAACAAAGTGAAATAGATAATCAAGTAAAGAGTCTTAAACTTAAGTATCAAGGTCAATTAAAAGACAATGGTAAGATGGGTAAAGGAGCCTCAACAATAATATCAAGGGCAAAATCTCCAGAAGTAATAATCAAAAGACAGGGTAGTCCAAAGATAAATGAAAAAGGAGATCTAGTATTTAAAAATGTAGAGGATAAATACCGAATCGATAAAAAGACTGGTAAGTCCGTGTTACGTACAGAAAATTCTAGAAAGATGATGGAAGTAAGAGACGCCCGTGCCCTATCATCGGGCCTGCCTAAAGAAGAGTTGTATGCAGATTATGCTAATACCGTAAAAGACTTGGCTAGGCAAGCAAGACTGACGTTTGTAAAAACAAAAGAAACAAAGCAAGACCCCCTAGTTAAAAAGAAGTATGCTGAAGAGTATGATAGTCTTAATAAGAAGCTATTTATAGCAGAGTCTAACAAACCCAGAGAACGTATGGCAACCATAACAGCCAACGCTAAGCTTAAGGCAGCTATACAAGATAACCCTAACTTAAAGAACGACTCCGAATTAAAGAGGAAGATAGGTCAGCAAGAGCTCAATAGAGCAAGAGCTAATCTTGGTGCATCTAAGGAGGCTATTAAGATAACCGATAAGGAATGGACTGCTATACAAGAAGGCGCTATAAGTCCAACTATGTTACGTAAGATACTTAACAATGTAGACTCTGAGTCAATGAAGGCTATTGCTATGCCTAAAGACTATGGTACTAAGCTTACTGGCACACAGACTGAACGCATAAGCAAGATGTTCAACATGGGTTACACAACAGCTGAGATAGCTACTAGATTCGGACTATCCACATCAACTATAAGAGCATTTAAACAGAAGGAAGGTGAGTAACATGTCTAAAGTTTCGTTAACGACCATTGATAATCCTTACTCGCCTGTCGACGAGTTTAAGAAGTGGTATATGTACGACATACTAGAGTCAAAGCCAATCAAAGAGCTTGGTCTTACACAAGGATGTTGTGAGATACTAGCAAGCAGAGCTTATACATCAGATCAGTTCACAGAAGAAGAGAACAATGAAATCATTGAAGAAACTATTGATGAAATTATTGCAGAAGACATCTTTAGCGTGTATAAAAAGCTTGTTCATGATCAGCCCAAAAACGCATAGACCGGGGGAGTCAAAATATACCCCCACCCCCAAATCGCCACCCTCCTCAAAATTTCCCCGGAGGACAATTATTTAAAAACTTTTTGGGTATGTACTCAGATGATTCGGTTATGGTATACCCCTAAACTCGAGACCCTCCTATAGTTTCGTTCCGGACCTACAAAGGACACTTTTTAAACTCCTTTTAAGTGCCCCAAAACTATACTGAATCATTTGAGCACATACCCAAAACACATAGAAAAGAGGTGATAAGCTTGGCATCAGTAGACGCAAAGAAGAAGAAATCTTTAAACAGACCTACAATGGGACCAGAGGACGTTATAAACGAAATGATCTCTGATGCTATGAACCTAGCTAGGAGTCAATTAAAAGACGGAACGGCAAAGGCTCAAGTAATAACACACTTCCTACAATTAGGAACAAGAAAGTCAGAAGTAGAGTTAGAGATATTACAAGGAAAGAAGAAATTGATAGATGCTCAAACAGAGCAAATACAATCTCAAAAGAAAACCGAAGAAATGTTCTCAGAGGCAATAAGTGCAATGAAGAAATATTCTGGGTCAAGCGATCCTCTATGATAAAAACCTACTCAGAAATAATATTGCTACCAACATACGAAGAACGATTTAGGTACTTACAATCAAAGGCCTTAATAGGAGATAGAACTTTTGGAGGATACAGATATCTTAATCAAGTTTTATACAACTCCGGTGAGTGGCGAGAAATTAGAGAGATAGTAATATTAAGAGATCGTGGATGTGACCTCGGAATAGAAGACCGAGAGATATACGATGCAATAAATGTGCATCACATGAATCACATTACTATAGAGGACATACTTAATAAAAATCCTGATATCTTCAATCCAGAATATTTAATAACCACAAATGCAAGAACCACTCATAAGCAACTCCACTATGGAGGAGAACCTGTAAGCAACTCATACACAGAAAGAAGCCCACATGACACTAGTCCGTGGAGAACCTAAGGAGGATTTAAAATGAACCCAAAATATATGCAAAATGCAAAGCCTCAAAATGAGACCGTAGCTCCAGCAGAAGACGCTAAAGAGTTACCGGTATCACAAGATGAAGAAGTGAAAGATTTAGTCTCAACTCCAGCAGAAGACCTTAAAGATGAACCAAAAGATAGTCTACGAGATGAAGACGATAAAGAAGAGCCTGAAGTTTTGATGCGAGATGAACCAGAAGATCTTATACGAGATGAAGACAATGCTAAAGAAGAGTTAGAAGGCATGAATTTTAGATTGGGTAATCCGTCCAAAGAATCTCAAAGGTATCAAGAGGTGTGTGACTGTGAATTGTTAAATCTTAGACCAACCCCATCAACCTCAATTGAACCGATTGAAACTTTAAGAAGTGGCCAACTTGTAATCACTGGAGAAAAAACTGGAGAGTGGATAGAAGTTGTCACAGCAAGAAGCAAGGGCTATTGTTTGGCAAAGTTCTTAAAACCATCTGAGGAATAACCTTATGACAAGTATATTAAACACCATAAAAAGTAATCATGGGATAGAGGAATCAGACACATCATTTGATCCAGACATTATAATGGCTATAAATTCCACTCTATCAGAACTTACATCACAATTAGGAGTAGGTCCAGAAGAAGGTTTAGTTATAACCGGACCAGAAGAAGAATGGAGTTTGTTATACACTGATAAAAGATTTGCTATGGTTGAAGAATATATCTATCAGAGATCTAGACTATCTTTTGATCCCCCAGCAAGTGCTACAATAGTTAAGGTGATAACGGATAATCTAACTCGATTAGAATTTAGAATTGGCATAGTGGTTTCGCTAAAACTAAAAGAAGGGGGAACACCTTAATGGCGTCATATGAAGAATGGCTAATGCATACTGGAGTAATGGGCATGAAGTGGGGAAAACGAAAAGTTACCGCTAGACCTAGACCAAAGAAAAAACTAAGTAAAAGAGAGATGCAAAAGCGCCAAGAAGAAAAAAGAAATAAAGAAATACATTCTATGTCCCAGGAGGAGATGGCAAAAAAAGTTGATAGATTAAGACTTGAGAAAACCTTTAGAGAACTTACAGCTTCGGACATAAAAAAGAATCAGTATTTCGATGGTAAAAAGTTTGTAGCAAAGGTCTTAAATAATGCCGGAGAAAAAGTCGCTACACAATTGGTGACCGCTGCCATGACAAAGGCTGTAAATAATATGCTAGGAAAAGAGATAATCCAAACACAAAAAGACAAAAAATAAAGTAGGTGAATATGATGGCGTTATCAAATACGGCCGTACCAAAATACTATGCCAAATTTAGAAACGCCGTTGTATCAGGCGAGATACCAGTAAACAAAGAAATCAGTATGGAAATGAATCGTATAGACTCCTTAGTAAGAGATCCAAAATATTATTATGACGAATCTCCAGTTGAGGGATGGATAAGTTTCTGCGAAGAAGAATTAACATTAACCGATGGCTCTGACTTGCATTTATTAGAAAGCTTTAAACTATGGGCAGAAGAAGTATACTGCTGGTATTATTTCGAAGAACAGAAATTTTATGAACCTTACAAGAATAAACGTGGTGGATCGTATGTAACCAAAGTAATAAAAAAGAGGCTTACAAAGAAGCAATATTTAATCGTTGGACGAGGTGCGGCAAAATCATTGTATGACTCTTGTCATCAGGCATATAGTTGCATAGTAGATACAACTACAACCCATCAAATAACAACTGCTCCAACAATGAAACAGGCTGAAGAAGTGATGTCTCCAATAAGAACTGCAATAACAAGAGCAAGAGGTCCACTACTTAAATTTCTGACCTATGGATCTCTTCAAAATACAACCGGTTCAAAAGCTAACAGATCAAAATTAGCCGCAACAAAAAAGGGCGTCGAAAACTTTCTAACGGGAAGTCTAATTGAGATAAGACCTATGGCTATAAACAAGTTACAGGGACTACGTGTAAAATTGTCTACAGTTGACGAATGGCTTTCTGGAGATCTACGAGAAGATCCAATCGGAGCTATTGAACAGGGTGCTTCTAAGGTAGAGGATTATTTGATAATTGCAACTTCATCAGAGGGAACAGTTAGAGATGGCTCTGGAGATACAATAAAGTTAGAACTATTGAAAATTCTAAAGGGCGAATATTATGCCCCTCATGTTTCAATATTCTACTATAAGCTTGATGATCAACTAGAGATAAGATATCCAGAGATGTGGGTAAAAGCTAATCCCAATTTAGGAATAACTGTTCAATACTCAGTATATCAGCAAGATGTTGAACGTGCAGAAAAAGCTCCAGCATCAAAAAATGATATACTAGCAAAAAGATTTGGAATCCCTATGGCTGGATATACGTACTTCTTTTCATTCGAAGATACAAAAGTTCACTCAAAAAGAATCTTTTCAAGAATGTCATGTTCCATGGGAGTCGACTTGTCAAGAGGTGATGACTTCTGTGCTTTTACATTTGTTTTTCCATTGCCTACAGGAGATTTTGGAGTAAAGACCAGGGTCTATATAACAGAGATTACTTTTAATCGACTTCCGGAAGCAATGCATTATAAGTATCAACAGTTTATAAATGAGGGAAGTCTTTGCATAATAAACACAACCATATTAGATATGATGGATGTATATGATGATCTCGAGCAGTTTATAGAGAGGAAACAGTATGATGTTCTTTGTCTTGGATATGATCCGTATAATGCATTTACCTTTATAACTAGATGGGAAACAGAGAATGGTCCATATGGCGTTGAGAAGGTAATACAGGGAAGTAAGACTGAATCTGTTCCGTTAGGAGAATTAAAAACCATGGCTGAAGAAAGAAAACTATTATTCGATGAACAGGTAATGTCTTTCTCAATGAGAAATTGTGTAGTAGAAGAAGATTCAAACAGAAACCGAAAGCTATATAAAAAGAGATACGAACAAAAAATAGATCCAGTATCGGCAATGTTAGATGCTTGGGTTGCTCTAAAAATACACAAAGACATGTTTGAATAATAGAAAGGAGCACCTATATGGCATATGATGAGTACTGGAAACAAGAATATCTTTCTCATGGAAAATGGGGATATACCAACGGAGTGCCAAATGGTAAGAAAAAAGCCAAAGGCTTGTTGGATGAGGCTAATAACCTTAGAAATGAAGCTGGAAAACAGATTAAAAAAGTTGGTAAGGTTGCCGGCAAACAGATTGATAAAGTAGGGAATAATGTTGGATATGGCACACAAGCAGAAATAGCCAAAGCAAAAATGCGAATCAAATTAGCTATAGCCTCGTCAAAAGCCCAAAAAGGCATAAAAGTGCAGGTTGGAAAAGAACCCGTTAATAAACGATACACCGAAACAGCTCATATAAAGAAACAGAAAGGTGCATTTGATGAACTTTCCTTTGATAGTAGAAACACAAAAACCTCAAAAAGAAGTTTTGATGCAGCAAAAAAGTATAAAAACGAAGCTGATAAAATTGCAAATGAATATTCAAAAAGTACAGCAAAGGCCGCAAAAAAATATGGTAAAGGCAAGCAAGCAGAAAAAGATAAAAATAAATTATACACAGACCTATCAAAAAAATATGGTAAAGTGCTTAATGATGCCTCTCATCAGCTACAGGCAGGCGAAGAGCAAGCAAAGTACGAGAAAAAGATCATTAAAGCAGCTCGAGCAGTCGATAAACTAAGATACCCAAAAAAGAAAAAATAGAAAGGAGTAACATTATGACATATGATGAGTATTGGAAACAAGAGTATCTTTCTCACGATACCTGGGGATGTTCTACTAAAAAGAACGATAAGCTCTTAAGTGGTGGCCCGAAAAGACCCAAAAAAGATAAGTTCCTAAGTGATGCTGCTAAAAGAGGAATAAGGCGTCTTAATTCAGGTACGAAAAAGAAAGGAGTAACATTATGACATATGATGAGTATTGGAAACAAGAGTATCTTTCTCATGGAAAATGGGGATATACCAACGGAGTTCCAAATGGCAAGAAAAAAGCAAACCCATTAAGTGCTGCGGCTAAAAGCGGAATGAAAAGTCTTAAGTCCTTTCCTAAGAAAACCGTAAAAAAGTCTTCTAGAGCACGAGAAGATCTAGTATCATATGGCAAATATAAATCTTATAAGTTTAAAACTAAACTATCACGAATGAAAGAAGATATTCAGAACATTGGAGCAAGTGAAACCGAAAAAAATTTAACAAAAGCTAAAAGATGGCTGGAAGATGCAGTTAGTGAGACAGTATATAATGGCAAAAAAGTGGCAACAAAAGCTAAAAGAGCCGTAGAAGATCTGATTGAAAAGTTAAAAAATCAGAAGATTGTCACAACAAAGACAACTCACCGAGGCTTTACGACATTACCCTCCAAAAAATAGGGCCACAATTAAAACAAAGGAGTTTAGCCATGGGAATGATTGACAATATAAAGCATGCGTTTAACACAATCGCTGGTAATAAAGATCCTACAGGAAATTACCATCAAGGAAGCTCTCAGCGTCCGGATAGATATCGATCATACAACTATCGGGATAAAACAATAGTCAGTTCAATATGTACTAGATTTGCTCTTGATGTAAGTACTAGAGTATTTAATCAGGTGCAGCTTGATTCTGAAGAAAGATTAGTAAAGGTTTTAAAAACCCCTCTAAATAATTGTCTGACATTCAGGGCTAATAAAGATCAGTCTGGCCAAGAATTGTTATATGATGCAGTATATTCAATGCTAGAAGAAGGGTGCATAGGAATCTTACCAATAGAAACCACTCTTGA